TTTATTTAATTATGCTGGTGTAATTTGTAATAAAAAGGAAAGAGATATTCTTATAGATCAATTATGTGAAACTAAATTATTTAATTTAACAATATTTTGTGCATTAGAAGTTAATTTTGTGGATGATATTAATAAACCAGAATTTATTATTGAATATTTTGATGATTTAATATTAGAATATTTAAAATACATAGGTCATAATATTGTTTATTGCGAAAATTGTGGAAAATCTTTTATCCCCTCTAATAATCGTCATAAATTCTGTAAAGATTGCTGGAAGGAAAAAGAACGTGACAATAATAGAAGATATGCTAAAGAAGGTATGAGAAAGTTAAGAAGTAATAATGTTAAGGGTTTAGAAAATAGTAATAAACCATTATAAATAAAGAGTTTTATAAAAATAATTTACGTTTCTTATGTATGAATATAATAGTAATATAAATTTAGAGAGTTTGGTTAATACCTTACTCTCTTTTTTTAATTTCCTCATTCGTTTTCTATTTTCATTTCCTATTTTTAAAACAAAAAACTAAATAAAAATTCAATAAAAGGAGAATTAAATTTAACTTGAAACAAGTCACAAAGGAAGAAAAAGATTTATTAATAAAAAACAATATCCTCAAAATGGAAAGGGGAAAGTATCCTGATCTAAGTATCACATCAAAACATAAGAAGCATAGGAAAAGGTATTACGTCCCTGATTATATGGTAAATGTACTCAAGGACAAACTAAAAATTAGCAACAAATAAAACTAAATAATAGTGGCAACAAAAATTTTCTGTAAAGGAATGAAATTTATGAAAGATGAACAGAAAACACTTAAAGTTTTTTGTGATACAAATGTACTTCTCAACCAAAAATTTAATCTTCAAGATTATCAAAAAGTCTATATTTCAATAGTTTCAATTGAAGAATTGGATAAACTTAAAAGAGATGAAAGAATATCATATCAAGCAAGGAAAATAATCAAAGATATTAAGTTTGCTGATAATGTAGAAGTTATAATGAAAAATAATTATGATACTGCAAATAGGTTATTTATTGAGCATAGTAATGATAATGCTATATTAAATATGGCGTATGATGTTTTTATTGATGACAATGAAGTTTTATTTTTAACAGATGATTACAATTTATTTGTCAAGGCAGATAAAGGATTGAAATTACCATGTAAAATGTTTGAATTTGATGATGGTAAAAGTGATGAAATATATACTGGATATAAAGAAGTCACATTGTCTATGGAAGAACTAGCAGAACATTATCAAAATCCTATTAATAGATGGGATTTATTGAATAATGAATATTTGATTATTAAAGATAGTAATGGAGAAATTGTTGATAAACAGAAGTGGATTAATAATAAAGGTTTTTCTACTCTATCTTATAAACAAATTGATAATATGTATACAGGTAAAATAAAACCAAGAAATATACATCAAGAATTAGCATTTGATTTATTTCAAAATAAGAATATAACTGCAAAGGTAATTTTTGGTCGTCATGGATCGGGGAAAGACCTGATTATGTCTGCACATGCTTTGAATATGATTCAAAAAGGTATATATGATAAGTTAATCTTTGTAAGAAATAATTATGGTGTAAAAAATTCAAAAGAGGTAGGTTTCCTAAAAGGAGATTTAAACGAAAAACTTTTGCCTTGGGCGATGCCCTTGGGTGATCATGTTGGTGGTATAGAAGGTTTAAAAATGTTGATTGAACAAAGAAAAATTGAATTACAACATTTTGGATTTATCAGAGGTAGGGATATTAAGAATTCTATTGTTTATGTTTCTGAAGCAGAAAATATGACTAAAGAGCATATTCAATTACTTATAAGTCGTATAGCAGAAGATAGTTCATTGTGGTTAAATGGAGATTTCAAACAAGTTGATGCAGATATTTTTGAAAGAAATAGTGGATTAAAAGAAATTATAAAATGTTTAAAAGGTAATGAATTGTTCGGATGTGTAGAATTAAATATTACTGAAAGAAGTAAGACAGCACAACTTGCAGATTTATTAGGCTAATTTATAACAAAGAACAAAAACGGTGTTGTTTTTGTAGAGATAGTACAGGTACTATCTCTACTTTTTGGGCAGGTTACAATGGTGGGATTGTACGCCAATTGAATTAAATAATGGTCGATAAAGGTATATTTTTTATTTTATACCTCTACCCTATTAGAATTGAGGGATTGTATGGAAAGATATCAACGCAAAGAATCAGAGGATACAATACCATATCTTCTACGTTTGGCAGAGATAAAAATTGAAGAAAAACCAGATGATTTAGATTGGAGTGACATAGCGGAATATTGCAATTTTAATTGTCACTACGATTCTTTAAGAAAAGCATTACAACCTAAAGAGTATGGTGGTTTGGCAATTTATAAGTATTTTAAGGATAAGATGGTTAATGAGAATGTTAGCGATGATAAAATTCTTCAAGAGTATGAATTAAAAAGAATAGAATTTGAAAAAGAAAAACAGAAATTCTTTAACCAAAGAACATCGTATAAAAAATTAATTAGAGATGATGCTAGATGGGATGAATTAAAAGATATTATATCTCATTCTATTAACAATTTGCAACCATATAAACGTGAACCTCTATATGATATTCAAAATTGGGATAATGATTTATTAATTGGATTAAACGATATTCATTATGGAATTATTATTGATAATTATTGGAATAAGTATAGTCCAGAAATTGCAAAGAAAAGATTAGAAAAATATTTATTAGAAATTATAAATATTAAAAAACTACATAACTCAGAGAATTGCTATGTTTGTGCCAATGGCGATCTCATATCAGGTTTAATACATCTGAATATTCAAGTAGCAAATAGAGAAAATGTTGTTGAGTAAGTAATGGGTGTGTCTGAATTAATATCATGGTTTTTAAGTGAATTAAGTCAGCATTTTGGAAATGTTTATTTTTCTGTTGTTGCAGGAAATCATAGTAGATTATCAATGAATAAAGATAATAGTCCTAAAAATGAAAGATTAGATAATTTGATACCGTTCTATATAAAAGCAAGATTACAAAATTTAAATAATGTATTTGTAGAAGATAGCAATATTGATAATACTATGTCTTTAATAAATATTCGTGGATTAAATTATTTAGGTGTACACGGTGATATGGATTCTTTAAATGGTATTTTAAAACTAGTAGAGATGCTACCTGAGAAGATATATGGTATTTTTATGGCTCACTTTCATCATAATAAAACTGATTTTATTCAAGGATATAAAATTTTAATGTCTGGAAGTTTAATGGGGATCGATGATTATTGCGTTGAGAAAAGAATTTACGGTATCCCACAACAATTAATTTGTGTTTGTGATGATAGTGGTGTGAAGTGTTCATATGATATTTCATTTGTATAATTGACAGATTATACATATAATACACATATCTACTCCTTCAGAATAATATCTGTATGGAGATTGATGATAGATTGTATAATATCTATCATTTTTCTAAAAGCAATACAAATTTAACCGAAAGGTAATATACATATGGAATATTTAATGCCAAATGATAGAATTATGGATGAAATGCGTATTAACTCTGCTATGAGAGACAGACGCATATTTATTTCAGAGGAAATAGAACGTGATTCCATCTTTAAAGTAATGTATTGGTTAGACAGACTTAAATCACTTGATAAAAAGAATAATAATAAAGAACCAATAGAAATAGTTATAGACAGTTATGGTGGAGATGCATATTCAACAATAGCATTATGCTCCAAAATAAAAAGTATGATTAATGAAGGATATAATATTATCACAACAGTTCATACTACAGCTTTTTCTGGTGGATTTTGGTTGCTTATATGTGGTTCAGAACGTAGAGCATTACCTGATTCTAGAATTATGGTTCATAGTATTATATCAGGTTCATTTGGTAAACATCAAGAAATGATTGATGATATGGAAGAAACTAATACAATGTGGAAAAAGTTAAAAGAAATAGTTATAAATAATACAAATATAACTGAAGAAAGATTAGAAGAAATTAAGAAATTAAAATATGATTGGTACTTTTGGGGTAGTGAAGCTATTCAAGACAATCTAAAAGTAGTTGATTATTTAATTTAAGGAGAATTTAAAATATGAACGATAAAACAAAAACAATATCACAATCACAAACACAAGAATCTGAATTAACAACTCCCCTACTTTCTTCTACTTCAGAAGTGATTCTATTCTTTGAACCATTAGAGATATCAACAGATAATCTAGCAGAAGATACTAATATTCAATTAGATTCAGATGAATTTAAAAGAGGATTAAAGGATTCTTCATATTACGCAGGTTTTTATACAGGTTTAATTAATAGTGGACTTAGTATGGATGATTCAATTACATTAATACTGAATAAAATGAATGTTAATCATAGTGTACAAATAACAAATATAAATGCTAATGCTAGTATTGAGAGTTCTAAAAATGCGACAATATTAAAAGAGAAGGAAATGTTGTAAAGATAAATTATTTAAACAAGATAATAAGTTATTAATAATATAAATATATTAAAAGGAGATTTTATAACATATGTCCAAAACAAATTTATTGCTTTCTAATATTACCAATATCATTGATTCGCATCTTGAATCAGAAGAATATAATTTACTTTTTGTTTGTAATAAAAATTTGGCAAAATATATATGTGATTATGTTTATAAGGAATATGGAATTGTTGATGAAGATATGGAATTAAATGATGATATTAAAGAATATTACGTTAGTTTTTATTTTTCTAATAATGAAGTTTCCTTTTATTGTGAAACTGCCAAAGGATATAATGGTGAATACAAGCTTAATGATATTGATAATGAGAAAATAAATTTTTATATTTGTGTTAATATGGATAAAAAAACAATTTTTGATAGATTGATTAATTATAATGAAAATGCTAAATTTACTTGTGTCGATGTTATTTATGAAAATATAGAAAATCCTTATGAGTATGAAAATAATTATGATGACGATGAAGTTTGTGAATGTGATGAATGTAAATATAAAGATAAAAAGAAATATGAAAGTTGTGATGATGATTGTAAATATATAAATTGTGATGAATGTTGTAATGATTTTTGTGATTGTAAAAATGAAGGTTGCGAAGATTGTAAAGGAT